ATATACTTTCTTTGATGATTCACCAGAACCACCTACATCAACACCTACTGCCTTTAAGTTCTGCTTGCGAGTTACCTCACCCTCATCACTTACTTGCTTACTTTTTACAGTGCGTAGCTGTTTATAGGTAGATAGCAATTCATTAGCTGAGTCGAAATCATATCCAGAATCGGCTTGCTCAAAAATCTTGATGCGAACAGGGCTAGACTTCACCCAATTTGCAAAGTCCTGATCTCTGGCGATGTCTCCAAAGTCGGGATGTTCTTGCGCTAACCTTTGCTGAATTTGCGCCCTTTTCATTTCTAACGTAACTTGTCGTGCCGCTAGGATGTCAGGGTGATTATCAACAGTCCTTTGAACTGCCTTCTGTGGATTCTCAAAGAAATCTACTTCAGGCTCTTCCTGCCTAGTCTGTTGCTGTCGTGAACCAAGGTTCTGTTTGATAAGTTCATCGGCTAACTTTCTGACCTCGCCTACTTCCTGTGCTTGCTTTCCAATTAGCTTTTCAGCCTCTTGGTGCATCCGCACAATCTCGTCTAAACTTTTATCCCTGTATTTCTCAGGAAGTTCAGCCTTTTGCTCGATCTTCTGCTGTTCAATCTCTAACTCGCCAAACTCTTCTTTTTCATCATCAATCAACATACTTATTTCCTTTTCCTGCCGTCAATCGGTTGTAGGAGATTCAACTCGGCATAATTGCTTATGAGTTGAGTTTCTGCTCGGCCTTTAATCTATCTAAGTGACTTTTCTCGAACCTTCCATGCGATGATGGAAACGCTCCAGACCACCCTTCTAGCTTAAAAGCTGGTGCAGATAAAATGCGATGAGTTTCCTCACCACAATCACACACAAGACTTGTTGACTCATAATCAACAAATCTCTCTGTCTTATGCCCGTTTATACAGGCAAATTCATACATTCTTCTCATTTAAGTCCTCAAATGCTCTTTCGCTGACTTGTTTCAAGTTTTTCAGCCAAATTAGTATTGAATACTCGCCTTTTCTGAATTGTAGACTTTTTTCGTCTGCAATTGTTGAGATATTATTCAAAGGCTCTATCATTTTGTCAACATCTTCCATTAAATCTATCCACCCTTGAGTGGACATCATGGAAAATCTCTCGTCATAGTACTTCTGAAGTGATGGCTCAAGTTGCATTAGATTTTTCCAAATATTCGTGTAGTCTAACCAATGTTTCTAAATTATCTTTGACCAATCCTAAAGCCCTATTGCAATTACCGCAAAGAAGACCTCTTACTTTTCCCGTTACATGGTCATGATCAACATGTAACTTTTTTTCTAAGATATTTTGGTGTAAACCGCATCCAGCACAACAAAATCCCTGATTTTCAAGCATTTGCTCATAATCTTGGTTTGTTATCCCATAATTCTGCAAAAGTTTCCAATTCCTGATCTTATCTTTTGTTTCAGGCTTATTCCTATATTTTTCTCTCGCAGCTATACAGGATGGATGCTCTTTAGTCCTTTGTTTACACGCCTCTTTATTCTCTTCATAGTACTTTTTAGAAGATTCTTTACGCTTTTGTTTGGCTAAATCTTCTGGATTCATTGTCTAGTCATCTGCTTTTCAACAATCTTAGCCTTATTCTGAATATCAGCTTCTTTAAGCATCAATTCAGCAACTTTGACACGCTTATCAAACTCTTTTGAAGCCAAAGCGTCATCAGAAGGTAGATTCTTGGTATTAGCCGCCATACTCTTTGCTTGCAACTCAATAGGCATCAATTGCGCTTCAGTCAATAACTTTTGCGCTTCAGCCTTGTTCTGCTCTGCCTGTGTAGTTTGGACAGCAATCTGTGCTTGAGCCAGTTGCATAGCCAATTGTTGTTGCATCTGAGCCGCTTGTTGAGCCTGTGGATCAGCTGTAGCCATCTTGTCTAGCATCTCAATCAACTCAAATCTGTTTGACAGAGAAGAATTAGCCATGATGCCCTTCAAAATGATAGGCAAAACAGGTGTATTAGGGCCAAGAGTCTGCAACAAAGCGATAAATTGTTGTTGCTCATGCTCTCTAGCAATGATTCCGAGTGCTGCCGTAGGAATGAACTTCATGTCCACAGTAGGATAACGCTCTGGGTCAAACTGCATATAGCGGTAGGCGGCTTTGGTGATGAAGGGGATCATAAAATCCTCTTGGAAGTTCACCAAGGTACGCTTGTATTTCTTGATAATCGAGGCAGTAGCCATCGAAATACCGCCCTGACCCGCATCTCTGGAGACAGCAGTAACCATTCCCTGAGAGTCTAAAGTGCCTGTTGCCATCAAAAGCATACGTTCAAACTCTTTGGCAGTTGTCAGGTTAGAACCATCTGTATTGCCAAACTTGAACGGGAACAGAATCTCATTGGGATTGCCGTTTGTCAGGATTGCTTTACCTGGCTTTACTTCAAACTTAGCACCCCTTGGTAAACGGGTAGCATCCATAGCCATCATTGGGCTAGTAGTTAGAGCTAATGAATCTAAGTGTGAACGAACTTGGGCATCAATAGCCTTCTGTGAGTTGTAAGCCTTCTCAACAGTACCACGACCCAACAAGCGATTAGGAACTGTATCGTCCTGATAAGCAAGGATTGGGCGATCCTTCATCATGTATGGGTTCTTTTCTGCTTTCAGAAGAACACCATCATTGGCGATAACGACAATAGCCTCAACCAGATCGGAATACTCATCCTGAATACTGTCTTCAGGGAATAAGTCTTCTACTTCGCCATCTTCTTCGTTCTCTAGTTGCTCAAGATACTCTCTAGGAACTAAACCATAGTAAGTCAAAAGTTTAACTTTATCGTCTTCGTACTGGGAGACTTCTTGTGTAGGCTCTAAGTCGGTATCCATCGAGTCAGTGCCGACCTTTACCTTGCGGTAGATGCCTTCTTCTTGACCTTTAACGATCTTGTGGATAGAGACATACTTCTCGATAGCCACACCCATACAGTCATCAATAGATGTTCCATTGGGGTCAAACAAGAAGTTACGGGGGTTAACAGGAACAATCTTGACTGCAATGCGGTCTTGTTCTACGACACCGATAGCGGCTTGCCCCATTTGACCAGGTATTGCCTGAGTAGCGGGGACAAAGACTTTCTCTGTTTTTACAACAATCTCACCGATGCCCGTACCATAGATTTCAGCAAGTAGCTCAATCTGGTCAATGGACTTGCGAATCTTATCGACCTTGAAGTCTTCCATCAGTTGTGCTTTGATGGCAGCAACATCTAGAGGGCTTCCATTAACATCACGAATATCGTCTTGAATGTCAAAGAACTCACCCTGACCAAAGATGGCTTCCATGATCTCGGCATGGCGTGTCTCTACGGCTTGTTGGGTAGCGGGAGTAACGATTCTTGAACGCTCTGACTCACGGGTTTTGTCTTGGGCATCCCACTCACCATTGAAGATACGCTCGTACTCTAGCCAATCATCAAGGCAATTGACATCTCTCCAATCCCTCCATCTATCACAATGGTTGACAACAAAGTTAACTATCTCTTTGTCTGAGTCGCTAGGTTCTTGGAATTCCATGATTGACCTTTAAAGTTTTTTCCACTCGGCAAAAGAGAGCCTTAGGGCATTTGGATCGCCAGCCTCACGCTCATTCTCATATTGCTCACGGCTGTTTGCCAATGGAGGATTAACCATTCCACGACCAGCACCTACCTTTTCAGCAGTAGACTGAGCATTAAAGGCTTCTTTATATGCCTTCTGATAGCCCTGCTTTACATTCTCGGGTGCTCCACCACCGCTATACATCCCACTAAGAGTGTCAGCAGTTTTGAACTTTTCAGTTACATAGTCAATACGTTTACCCATTTTTATACTCCTGAAATAATATCTACTGGTTGCCATTCCTCACTGTCATCTTCTTCCATGTAAGATGTAACAGCCAGTTGGTCAATGTAACTGAGGGAGTCAGGCAAGTCATCATGGACTCCTTGAGCAGGGAACAGGATTAACTGGTCTACAAACTCATCCCAATCTTCTTCCGAATTTAACACAATTCTGCCATGCTCGAACCTACCTTGTAAAGCCCAGATGATTCTGTCCGCTTTTTTTCTATTCCCGTGGGTCAAATCTATGATGTGAGCATAAGTGTTGTTCTTACGCATCAAGTCTGACAAGTAGGGCAAAACAGCGTTCTTTAACGCCCCCCTCTCTATTCCCACACTTAAAGGGCGATAGTCCCGAATAGCAATCAGTATCTTAGAAGCAGTCTCACGGATGTCCCATCTTCCGTGTTCAATCTTCTCAACAAACCACTTACCATCGTCTGTGACCTTCACTATGGATATAGCAGACTCGTCCAGACGCTTCTTAGAGTTGGCTGCTTGTTTGGCAACTTCCTCGAATCCCGCAAGGTCAACAGCGATGTAATAGCTTCCATGTTCAGGTTTAACCCCGTATTTGATCCACTCTTCCTTAAAGATGTCCGACCCCGCATTGGTGAAACTCGCCATAAACTCTTGCTTGAAAGCGAAAGAACTCAGAGTCTTTTTAGCGGAATCTATCTCTGCTTGGTCAATCAAGGGGTTATCAGCAGTGGTGAAGTGCCAACTCTTCCAATCAGGGTCATCTTCTGACTCGCCTAGTTTGAAGGTATCGTAGAACCAATTGCGTCCCTTTGGAGTGCCGATAAAGAGTGCTCTCCCCCGTTTATCACTCAAACTGGCACGAATGACCTGTTCCCATGCTTCAGGCTTAATGTCCGCAACCTCATCGAGAACGGCATAGGTCAGACTAACACCACGCAAGGTATCAGGTCTATCCGCACCACGAACGTATATCCTAGCCCCGTTTATCAGGGTAATGTCTAGGTTGTTCACATGACTGCTCTGAATAACCTCTCTGCCAAGGTCTAGCAACAAGTCCCAGATAATCTGTCTTGATTGTCCCATAGTGGGACTAACGTAAAGAACCGCAGAGCCTTGTGGACACTTGAGTCCCTCAATCAGTAGGGTAACTGCCGCCATACGAGACTTACCGCACCTACGCCCAGCAGCCACAACCTTGAATCTCGTGGAATCTTTGAAGACTTCTTGTTGCCAAGGAAGTAGAGAGAAGTTCAAATCAGCCATATTTAGCCTCTACATCTTCAGGTTGTTCAGTATCTACTACCAGTGGCTCTTGTCCCAAACCAGTGATATTGATGGTTACGGCACTTCTCTGACTCTTGTCCTTTTCAAACAAAGAAACAGGAAGAGTCCTATCAAGACACATCTTAAGAGCTACCAATTGATGGGGATGGTCATCATTAAGGGCTATCTCAATAACCTTCTGAGCCACATCCTTACCTCCACTCCTAATCATCAGCTCTTTAAGCTCCTTCAGACGTTGATGGTCTGTCTTAGGTAGTACTAGGGGTGGATTGTCAGTAAACCTCTGTATGGTCATCTTAACGCTTCCCTTTGGTCTTCCTCTTCCTCTTTTTTCCATTTTGTCCTCCTTGGAATGGATTAGTTCATTTTAGCTTTTTCGGTATAGGGGCGGGTACACAAATATCTATCAACCCAACCTACCCCCTCCCCCCCCATACATCTCACCACCTAGGGTTTCTACCTAAGGGTTTCTACCTAGGTACTTACCCTTATAGGGTTTACCCTTACCTTGTCTAGATGCGAATGATTCTTATTTGCAATTAGGAAAGTGTAAGAAGCGGATGCACCTTTTTCGATGTACTTGAATTGCTTGTCATTGTGTTTGCCTATTCGTTCCTTCGATCTTCCCTTACCTTATCTCCTACTAATTCCTCTGAGTTGGGGTTGTTAGTTGTTGCCCGCCCTATATTTAAAAAACTCAATGGCATGTTAGGTCTGAAACCTTGATTGTGCGCCTCCAGGTAGAGGTCTAGCACGTTCTCGAATCCTCTACATAGATTGCCATTACCTGCAGCAAGCAAGATCATTCTTTGAGGGTCTGACAATGTTCTTTGAAAGTATCGGGTCTGAGGGTTTGAGGGTCTTCCCATTTTTTGCCTGAAAATTGATTTATTTAATTATTGCATACTTTAATTCTAAGGGTAAGTACTGATAGGGTTTTGGAGGGGTGTTATAAATCAACAACTTACAGCAACTGGCACGATTCTTTTATGCTTATATAGTGAGAGGGTAGATTTTTAGCTCTCTCTTTCATTAACTCAACAGGTGTCAATTATGAAATATTCTTACGATCAACTGAACAAGATCGCCAACTCAATGGCTTTGGGTGCATACGGGTCATTTGCAAGCCACATAGGCGATGCTTTCTTAGTCGCAGATACCGGCAACAGGGAAATCCTCTTTAAAGCATTTGAGGGGATTTTTGACAAGGTTGCAAATGTTAAAAGTATCAAGCCAACATTTGACGGGGCGGCACAATGAAAACCTATGTTTGGAAATATTTGGTTTGTTCAATGGCTATCACAGACCTTGCAGACCTCGAAATGAATGGATCAATCCCCGATGATTGGAAATTTACACTCTGGAAAGGTAAAACCCTTTATGACGAAGTTGGGTCTGCATGGCGGGAAAGGTCTGAGAAAACAGTTTATTTGTCCCATAAAGATGCACCCGACTCTAAGCAAAGATGGTTTGCCCCAGATACTGTTGTTGACATTTGGAAAGTGAAATTATGAAAAACACAATTTTGGACATTCTGACGGCCATTGGTTTGGGTCTTATGCTTTGCGTGGGTCTGCTTGCTTACTTTGATGTTTTATTCGCTTAAACCTTAGACTGTTGACCCTTAGATTAGGGGTCAATGGCCTAGGAATTGCCTAGGGTTTCAACTTTCAAAAGGCTTCAACATGAAAATCACTCTCAAAACTTCGGTTCTTCGTTCTGCTTTAATTTGTGCAGCAAAAAAAGATATTCGTTACTATTTGCAAGGGGTTTGCATTTCAATCAATCACCCAGAAGTGGCAATGGTTTACGGGACGGATGGTCACATTTTATTTGCGGGACAATGCCCAATTGTCGTTATCGATGCACCAACAGAATACGGGTTTCAAATAATTATTCCATCTGACACCATTAAAGCCATTGATAAAAAGTCAGAATTTATCGATTTGGAAACAATTGAAGGCGGTGCAAAAGATTATTATCTTTTAGGTAATGCCCGTTTTCAAGCCATCGATGCACGTTACCCCGATATTTCCCGTGTTGTTCCTGCCCGTGATGCTTTTTCAGAGATTAAAGCCAGCTATTTTGAACCTGATTTGCTTGTCAGGGGCAATGAGGCATTGGCAATGTATTACGGGGCTAAAAAGGGTAAGATTTTCCCGTTGTCGCAACGTGGTGATGGTTCAGGGGCTATTCATGACAATCAAAACAATGCCGTTGTTGTCGTTATGCCAATGCGTAATGATGCCGGAACGTATCAAGGTTTAAACCCTGATTTTATGCAAGTGCAGCAAAAGGTGGCTTAATTCTTAGACTGATAACCCTCAAATTGGGGGTTATTGGCCTAGGTGTTTTCCTAGGTTTTTAACTTAACAGGCTTCAACATGAAACAGACAATTAACTGCCACGAATTTATTAACCAATTCGATTCCTTGCGTCCAAATAATTTCTCTCGTGACGCTTTGATTATGATGTTCGAGTATTTTGAGGAGTACGAGCGTGATAGTGGCGAGGAAATCGAATTTGATCCGATTGCAATTTGTTGCGAATATTTAGAATTATCTGCCCATGAATTTGTGCATCAATACCGCCTAGAAAAGGAAATTGATGGCATGACAGATGACCAATTTGAAAAGTTTATTTCGGAATACATTCAGGAAAACGCCCTCTTCGTTGGCAGAACCGACAATGGCTCTTTTGTGTTTCAACAGTTTTAACAGGTGGCAGCATGACCTTTTATCAAGCAAAATTTGATTCTATTAATTTTCAATTCACCGCATTTGGTAAAACCGAAGCCAAAGCAATAATGACATTAAAACTAGGATTAATCCAGCACTCTAGAGATTATGGCATTGAAAGGGATTGGTGGAAAGAATATGTAAATGATATTTACACAATTGAAGTTGGCTTTGATGGTTGTTATCGTGATAATGAAGCAATATTGGGGATTTTATGATTTATGCTTGCCTGGCATTAATTCTTAAAATTTTAACTGGTAAAAAATGAAAGGTTTATTATGACCATTACAAAAATAAAATCCAAAATCTATTATCTAAATGGTTTTGAATATGGATATATTCGCACTCAAAAAGATATGTACGGCACAATGCACCCGTTTCAAGCTCATTGGTGGGTGCAATACCTCGGGGATGGTCAAATTGCAATGTTTGACACCAAAGCCGAATGTTTGGCATGGATCAAGGAGTGGGAAGAGATTACACAATAACTAATTTCAATCTAAATTTAAGCCCTCTTAGGAGGGTTTTTTTACGTCTATGCTACTCAGGGAAATCCTCAGCCCTGAATTGCAGTTCCTGAGCGAACCAGAGGCGTTCTAGCATGATAGTTTGCAGGGCTTGTCGTGCTTCTATGGTCTTTTGAAATCGATCGCTCATTTCTGCAATTTCTTGCTTGTTCCACAAAACAATTTTTTCTGATTTTGCTTCTAGGCGTTTTCGTATGTAATCGGCACGTTCTTGAAGGGTAAAAAACGGCTTATTGTCCAATGCTCGGTTGCAGTCTTTGCATGAGTTGGCAAGGTAAAACCCTATTTTTCTCTCTTTGAACCATTTAAGCTCTTTTGCGTCGCACCAAGATAATGGCGGGCAATGATCTAATTCTGACCATTTATCACCACAATAAAAGCAGCCAGCCCGACCACTCCAATGGCGTTCATACCTATGCCCATATAGTTTGAGCAGTTCATTTCTATGTGCTTTTGAAGTGCGTTTAATTGCCATTTAAGGCATTTTACCCGATTACCCCATTCACCCATGCTTAAAAACGCCTAGAAAGGGCTTTTAGACCCTTTGGTGGGCATTTCTTCGCACAATCTGCGAATGGTCTCATTAAGTGCATCAATTTCCAGCATCTTACTTATGGCCCACGCCCTTCGTTGCCCATGCCATCCAAGAACAGGGTTGCGGTGGCAATCGACACATAAAGCAATGCAAGTATATTGCAAGCCCTGTTTGTAATGGTGAGCTTCTGTTGGAGGTGATGCCTGGCATACTGAACATGGGAGGGATTTAACCCTTGCAAGGTGCAATCTCTCTTTGGCGTTCAGTTTATTATTCAAGTTGTTGCCTTTAATTCCATTCGAGCTGAGTATTGGTTTGTTCTCCACACCTCAATTCTTGCTTCTGCTGCCCTCATTAAAAACCGATATTCCTCCTCAAGGGTTACCGCTTCTCTAATGCCCTCTAATATCCCGACATAATCAGCGTGAGCATAGGCATAAACCTCTTGTTTGCCTAAAACCTCTGTTCCCGCTTGACTCATTAACTGAGCTTTGCGGGATTTTCTAAATTCTTCTAAATACATCCGATCCGCTTTTGCTTTTGCATACAAAGGGGCGGTGTCAATTAAGTATTGGATGGCTTTAGTGGGTTCGTTCATACATCCTCCAACTTATAGTTGAGTTTGTGATTCTGAAACCGCATAGAAGCCTCAATGTCTAATTCTTTGAATTGCTCATCAGAGAATAGCCCAATGACGTTTCTGCCCTCAAACCAAACCTCTTTGATGGACTCGTTATAGGTTGTCTCACCATCGTTTTCATACTCATAAACGACAGTAACAATCTCGCTACCTGCACCTGTTGTAGTGTCAAATTCCCAAGTTTTTTCCATGATTCACTCCTGTTAAAAATTAAATGTTAGCTAGTTATTGGTTGGTTGCCATAGGGATTTACCCTAATCTCCGCAAAAACACGCTATTGATTCCTCATCGGGATCAAACAATCCATGTTGTTTGGCATTGAAGTGCATCATGTCAACATAACTTGGGTGTGCCTGGTTAAACCTAGCACCAACCTTTTTCTCCATGTTTGCCCACCAAATAGCCCGTTCAGGTTTGTCGATAATCAGCCCCATCAAATGATCTGCCTTTTTCAAGAAGCAAAGATCACAATTGCTCAACAATGAGTTCCCATTAACAGTTACAGTATCAAGGTCAAATGGCTGCTTAGACCAAAAGTCTAAAACATCGTTAACGCCAATCCCTGCGGTCGCAAGTGGTGTTTCTTTGATGTCTTTGTTGTTTTTCATCTTGGCAACACGCCTTTGCTCGTCTGCTCTGATGCCGACAAAAGTCACATATTCCTCATGTCCAAGGCTTTTCATGTACTTGTCGATAGGCAAAATCTTGAGTTCTTGGGTGCAAAACCTAGCAAAAGTGTTTGGCAAATACTTTTTGCGCTCTACCATTGCCTCAAAAGGCTCTCCCTCTCTGCTTGCGGTTTGGTAATTGACGATTTTCCATCGATCTTTGACCTCGTCTACACCATCGTATTCAATCCAAGTTATTGGCACACCCCAATGGGTTTCGCAATCATGGACAAACTTTAGAGTCGCTGGGTCTTCCTTGCCTGTATTGGCAAAGCATACGATTGCTTCGGGCGGTAGGCTCATGTCGTGAGCCTGTAGAATGCGGTAAAGCATATAAGCCGATGTTCTGCCTCCTGAGAAGCTGATGCAAGTTGGCTCAATAATTTCAAATGGGTTGCTCATTCCAAACACTCCTTAACGCAAATATCAACACCTGGCAGACTCGAATAAACCTTCGTAACGTGGATGTTTATGATCTGCGAGTCGTCATGGTAAACAACCCCGTTCATGCCATCTTCTACGCTCTTGAGGATATTGCTTGCGTCAGGCTTCTTTGTTGGCTTCTCTGACCCGTTATCAATGGCTTCTAACCGCTTTTTAGTGCATGACTTGGGGATTGGCACTCGAATATAAAGATAAAGGCTAACAGGGGTTTCTAGGGCTTCTGAGCTACCCATTGCCTCGATTGCAGAATCCCTGATTAAAGTCTCATAGGTTCTTGTCTTTTCAGGGGTGTAAGTTTGCACAAAGTTTCCCCTCTTGACGTATCTAGCCCTTTGTTTTCCAACAGGGTTAGCGTCTACTTTGAAATTCACCATAAATGTCATTTTAGGATTCTCCATGCGGTTGCTGCACACAAGGGGACTTGTCCATTACCAATGGCTTTAAGTCTGTCCACTCTAGAGGCCATCCCATCAACCACTCGACCCACGTTGGGTTCAGTTGTCCAGAAGTCGGATGAACCGATTGACTCAATGATATTTGCTTGCCAATTGCCACACGCCTCTGGACTGACGGGTTGCTCATGTTGCCCCTGTCCCGATTGTCCGAGGCTTGAGGTGTTGGCCAATGAATTATGTCTGCTAATTTTGTTAACATCTTCCCTTGTCTCGGTCTGTTCTGTACTCGCAAATAACTCTCTCGACTTCTTGTAATTGTGTCCATTGTTGTTGGAGTCGGAAACTTTGCCGCAAACGATTGAAGCGTCCTCCCCGATTGAGATTTGGCTTGTGGGTTGTAATCCTTTGTAGGGCCTCTCTGACTGGCATCTGGTGTTGGCAAAAGACGTTTTTTGAGTGCTTTTCTGCTGTTGCTGCCACCGTCCAACCCCGTTGTGCAAGGCGTGTGAAAGAATGTTTCGTTGTTTGGCGACAATCCAAATTCTGTCCCTCTGATGGTTTGCGCCAACGTCTGCTGCTCCCAACACTCCCCATTTCGCATCAAACCCCATTGCGGCCAAGTCTCCGAGAACTCGTCCAAGTCCCCGAGAAGTGAGCATTGGTGAGTTTTCCACGAACACGAAACCTGGTCGTACTTCGTGAATGATCCTCGCCATTTCTCCCCACATTCCGCTTCGTTCTCCATCAATCCCTGCGCCTCGCCCTGCGGCTGAGATGTCTTGGCATGGAAAGCCGCCAGATACAACGTCAACAATTCCTCTCCACGGCTTTCCGTCAAAGGTTTGAACGTCATCCCAAATCGGGAAAGGCGGGAGAAGCCCGTCATTTTGTCGGGCGCACAGTACGCTTGCGGGGTATTGCTCCCACTCGACTGCACAGACTGTTCTCCATCCAAGGAGATGTCCTCCAAGAATGCCTCCACCAGCACCTGCGAATAAAGCCAACTCATTCAATTTGTCCTTCTTTCATTTGACGCATATAAAACCTGACTCGATCTCTTGCTCCTGATCCATAGACCTTTTCGCAACGCTCAAGCCTGGCACGAACAAAATCATTGTCTCTCAGAGATTGCCAAGTTCGGTATATCTCCCTTGCTTCGGCTTTCTCTAGGACAACTCTGTCTCCTGCATTAGAGATGTTTTTTCTACTGTATGCCATAGGTATATACCCTAGTCCAAGTCACCAGTAAGCTCTAGGGCTTGGTTTATCAGGTGAAGTGGGTAAGGTACGCCTTCACGCACCTTGTCTAGCAGTCTCATGGCTTCAAAGTAGTTCATGCTTTTTTCACTTGTTTAGCAAACTGACGAACAAAGTCTGGCATTGGTGCAGCCTTCTTTGCATCTTCTATTATTTTCAAAAGTTGAGGGTCAGGCTCATTACTTGGCGCAACAGTGAGCCTTACTTTGTCGGCAGGGTTTGGTTTAACAATCCACTCTGCTTTTAGACCTTGGCTGCTACGATTGCACCATTCAATCAAAAACTGCTCAAGTGTCCAGCCTAGTTTTTTGGCTTCAACTATTGCCCCATCAAGAACTGTTTTAGTAATCGGGGCTTTCTTGGACTTACGCAAAGTAACCCAATCATCCCAAACTTGCTGAGAAACATCTGAAGGACAAGCAACGATAGTTGCGTTCTCTCTCTTTGGTTTATGGTTAGTGGTTAGTGGTTTATGGTTATTGGTTGCATCGTGTATCGATGATGTGGACATGATGGGTACATCTTGTGTCCTCAGTGTATTGATGTATGTGTCTAGTGTTCCATTCGTAAAGTGTTGAATATAAACATCTTTTTGAACAACAGACTTAAGACTTTGGTTGTCCCTGATGAACGCACCATAAGCAGAAGTACCCTGATGAGCCTTATATTCTTCAATTTCCTTGTTTGCCCTTGGGTTTACAAAACCATTATCTGTGGACAAAAAGAACTCATTAAGTACTGTTAAAACATCCTCTTCATGCTCCCTCATGCCGATCTGACGAGCAGCATCTCGATGTTTTATGGGTTGTTCATGGAGAAAATAGAAGTCTAAAAGTCTTCTGTATGCCAGGTCTTCCAGTAAAGAAAGATGGCGAGTGTGACTCATGTAGTCACCAATGTGAAACTTGTAAAAGTGCATAAATTTTCCGCTTTTTAAACACCCTTAAAGAAGAAACTGCGGCAGGAGAAGGGATAACTCTTTTCGGCAGGATAATTACTCCCTGCCTAGCCGTGTTTCAAAACATTGTATCAAATAAATTGATTGTTGGTTATTTCATTTGTTGGTTTTCTGCCAAACAAACGAACAGCTTGGTTGTTCATAGAAGCATATTCAGCCTTAGTGAAGATACCTTTAGCGTTTCTGATGTCAAACGGGTTTAGCAGATCACGAGGTTCTTCTACCTTTTCAGCCTCAATCATATGCGGTGCTAGGGTGTACTGAGAAACCCAAGACCTACCCATCTTAACTTTTCCGATTTTTAGTTTCTTTTTATAGCTCATCTTTGTGCAACAAGCTGCAATAGACAATCTTGGTATGCCCGTCAAATCCTCTATTTGATAGGAAGTAAGTGGGCCATTTTGCAATGCTCTGATAACTGCTTCTTGGGTCATTTGTAAAGGTTTTCCAGGTTGATTGTTCGGTTGAGATGAAGTTCTAATGTTCTAGCAAGCAAAGCAGTAACAGCCGCATCAAAGTCCTCTGGTTCGGTTGTGTAAGCATCTGCCATTGTTTGAGAGTACCCAAGCAAGGCTTCAGCGCATCTTTTTTCAAGTATTTCAGTTTTCATACTCAGAATACTACTGTTGTTTTTATGCTTGTCTATTAGGGTTTATCCCTAGAGATTTCCTATAAAACCTGTGGCACATTATGGGTGTGGGCAACAAAAAACCCACATTTTAATAAACCAATAGGAGTGAATATGAACGAACCAGCATTTCCCAATGAAGGCTTTAATGGATGGGGTGAACCATTTAAAGGCATGACCTTGCGTGACTACTTTGCGGCATCTTTTGTGTCATCAGGTCATGTGTTTAAAAGCATTTCTGATGGCAATACCCCTGAACTTGTGTCAGCGCAAGCCTACTTAATGGCAGATGCAATGCTCAAAGCAAGGGGCGAATGATGCCGATTCTTAATGGAAAAAAGGTTGTAGACCTAGAAGTAGATGGAGTAGATAGCAGAGACTTCCCAGACTTCTCTGATGCCTACTTTTCAGGTGGATGCTACGAAGATGGAACACCATTGACAGAAGATGAGTTGAATAAGCTCACCGATCTGGCGGGTGATGTTCTGTGGACAATGGCTTATGAAAGTTTCCACTAATGAAGACACTATTCCAAACCTATGTGTCAGAGTTCTCAGACATACACTACTGCCCCTATTGTTTGACAATCAAAGGGGATAAAATAGTTTGCTGCCAAGAAGCAGACTTTATCGAGTTCAAGGATTTATATCCTGAACAACAAAAAGAGATTATTCAACAAGAGTTAAACGAAAATCAAAGGAGTTAATATGTCAATAGAAGCATTACTTAAAAAAGATGTCAATTCTCATACAGAGAAGAAAAACAACCTGACCTACCTATCATGGGCATGGGCATGGGCAGAGGCTCTTAAAGCTGATCCTACTGCCACCTACAAAGTAGAGATGTTTGGCGACAAGTGTTTCATGGACATCAACGGCACGGCAATGGTGTTCGTTACTGCTACCATGTTTGGCAAACCAATGACCTGTCAATTGCCTGTGATGGACTACAGAAACAAGGCCATCCCTACTCCCGATGCTTTTGCGGTAAACACAGCCATCATGCGTTGTATGACCAAAGCCTTGGCACTACATGGACTCGGGCTATACATTTTTGCGGGTGAAGACTTGCCTGAAGAGGGCAGATCAGTAGTGATTACACCTACTCAAGGCGCACAAGATAACATTCCCATCGAGGAATTACGATACCTAGAGGAATTAGCAATGGAACTCATTGCTACTTGCGAACAGGGTGATCCCAAGGCAGCTTGGGTAAAATTGGAAGAGCAGAACCTAGACGGGGAACAAAAAATTGCCCTCTGGACACTTCTGCCAAGCAAAGTGCGTTCATCATTAAAAAAGGCTAAGGAGCTGTAAATGGAAAAAAAAGATAATTCTGGCGTTTTGTTCAAGAATGATAAAATTGAAAACGAAAGGTCTCCAAATTACAAAGGGAACATAACTGTTGATGGCAAAGACTATTGGCTATCAGCATGGGTAAAAGAAGGAAAGTCAGGCAAATTCATGGGGTTAGCAGTATCTCCTAAAGAAGAATATAAAGCCAAGCCTTCTGAGAGGTCTAAGGCTACTGGCTTTGATGACGAATCAATGCCCTTTTAAGTTAATATAAACCCGAGGGGAGAGCTGTGCAAAGGATTTTCCTAGCTTGCAGACGAGCAGTTTTCCCCTCACCCAATAGGAGTCAATAATGGATATTAAAAGTGCTTTCGATAGGATATTTCCTAACTTTCCACGAGTTAGGACTACAGACCCTCTCACTTCGTTTGAAGCAGCAGAGTCAATCAAGCCAGTAGTCAACAAACACTATGACATCATTCTGGAGTGTTTACAGGCCTATGGTGCGCTTGGAAAGGATGGCATCTCATCTCTGACCAAACTAGAGAACAATCAGGTTGCAAGGCGTTTAAACGAGATGCAGAAGATTGGTCTTATCCATCTTACTGGTAAGACAGTTAAGTCCAACTCAGGACGCAACGAAAGGGAGTGGTCAGCATGATTGAACTACCACCGCATTCCAAGATTAGCTACCCTTCAGTGCCAACAGAAGACTTCAAGTGGGAATCAGGATCGGATGTCCAGGCACTATGGAGAAAGCATGGATGGACTCCACCTTCAGAGAAGATGTTGCCACCACCACCTGAGAAGCCTCAAGAGTTTCCACTAAGGAGGGTTAGATGAAAACAGATGAAGATGATGAGTTTGACAGAATAAAACGAGAAAACGCTATGTACGAAGTTCAACGATTAGGACAAGAAATACAAGGTCAGCCATACCACTTTGATACCTATGTCTCACCTTCACAGAGAAACCAAGTTCTTGAGGAAGTGGCTTTAGAGTTTGACAAGATGCCTTTTGGTGACACAGCACATAGTTTTGCTGCTTTTGTCAGGGGGATGAAGCAATGACTAAAGAAGCATTGAATTTGGCATTGGAGGCGTTGGAAGTGGCAAACAGTTGCGTTGACGGCTACTACATCCCGAAAGGAAAGACACATTTGCCAGAAATTGAATTAGCTATCACCGCCATCAAAGAAGCCTTAGCCAACGAAGCCCTCGACAAGATGGCAGAGAACGCCAGAGAGTTGGGGTTGGACTATGAGCCAGAGCAACCAAAGGTACGCACTGGTAATTGTTTGCGGGTAGGCGTGTGCGCTTCAGAAGGACACAAGATTCAACCACAGCGCACATGGGTTGGGCTGACGGATGAGGAGATTGAACATGCGTTTAAAACAAATTCAGTCATGGTTGACAACGGCAATGCCTATATGGTCGCAGGATTACGAGCAGTCAATATTGCCCAAGCCATAGAAGCCAAACTAAGGAGCAAAAACTGTAGCTTATAAGCTACTTTGCTAATAGGTAAAGTCCTACGTTTGAAGCAGCGTAACCCGCATAAACAATTGCCATGTGTGGGTTACCCTTCATAAACTGTTCACCCGCAATGTAAGCGTAGATTAAGCCTGTCAAAGCAATCAACCAGGCACTCAAAATGCACCTACATCAATTACCTCGCCCCTGAATTCAATATGGTCTTCACTAAAACGATGGACGAGTTCAGGCCATAAAAGCTGACCATTGAAGAAGTTTAACACTGCAAACCCCGATCTGTGGTTGCTTGGGTTTATCTCAGCATAAGTAAATTGTGGGCCATCTGTTTCAGCCAAAGTACCCGTATCAACACCAAAACGATTCCCGTTGTAGTCAGAAAAAGGTGTTACTTTCAAAGAATGTAGATGTCCTGTGATGATGGACACACCCGCATTGACAGTGTTGTTGTGGGCAGCGTGAACACCATTCTTATATCTGTGCTTAACAATCACTTTAGAAGTAGGCCATACTGCCCAACAGAAGTCCCAATTTGGGATATGGTCTGTCAACTTGAATCCAAACACTTCTTTAAATTGTGGTGCGTGTTGCGCTAAACGATTCCCAAACCGAATATCATGGTTGCCCCATGTAAACACTAGCTTTACATTGTGACGAGCTTCTTTAGCGGTTTCCTCAATCTCTTCCAACGCAAATTGCGTAGCTTTTAACTCTTGAATGACAGAAGTCTGAGGTTGGTCAGTTACATCGTGCCTCGATATAGACGCTCCATCAAACGCATCCCCGTTACATATTACTGCCTTTGGTTTGAACTCTTGTATAGCCCATAGAAGCCCTTTAAACGCTGTTGTACGTTGTCCAATGAAGTGGGCATCTGAGAACACAATCACAGTCCCATCCAGTATGCCAAGGTCAATCTGTTTTAATGGAGAAAACGACTGTTTCCTAGCATCATACAAAGCACCTCTATGGTTAGAAGCATTTAACTTGATGTTATGAAACTTCTCCATGTTGCGTCTTCTTGAATGGATATTTCTTATATTGACACCAAGTATCTTTGCTAGTTTTTCAGCAGACTGGTGTTTGTCCCAAAGAGCAATAAACTCCTCATCGGAACAAGCCTCACTATGATTAACAGCCGCCATTTGAATCCTTAGAAAGTAACTTTTCTAGCAAATTGATTATGCGGTGCTCCTGCATTTCCCTATCGTCATCAGAGGACTTAGGGTCTTGAGCAACAACCATCAGATCGTGCAGAAAGATATGCAACAACTCATGCAAAGCAGTCCTATCTAAGCTCTCTGGAGTTATCTTTTCAGCCCCAAAGTCTCCTATGCGATACACAGCCAATCTAGCGTTAGGCGTAAACTCAACAGAAGCCATTGCTTGCTTGGCAGGTTTACTTCCCTTTTCTATTCTCCAATCCCCAAGACTAAGCACTTGTTGCCACTTTCTGACACTTTGTGCGAACAGTTTTGCATCTTCTGGTGTAGGAATGTTAGGCATTTCAACACCTTATACAGTATTTATGACAATTTAATTTAAGATGCCAACACTTCAAGCGCATGGTTTATGTGCTTGATGCGGTCTTCTAGCCCTATAAAACCGCCATTTATCTTCTTTGTTAAAGTTTTGTAATCTTTGGAATCAGCATATTGGTTTAGCTTTTGGACATCCCAAAACCAACCCGCAGTGAGAGCCGCATACATAGGAGTAGCTACCAATTCAGGTTGCATCACAAAATCAACCCCTAGAGCCTGACCTGCATGGAAATAGTTTGCGTGGCCTGTCAATTGGATACATCCTCTTCCCTTGAAACGCCACCCATCACCAGAAGCCTCATCCCTGTTGCCCATACGATTCGAGTAAACAGTATTGGCAATCAACTTAGGGTTTCTAGCGCACATCTGTGCCTTGGCAGCATCAAACCTTTTGGGCCATAACTTCTGCAAAGCCTCTGCACGATAGTTCAAATTCTCTTCAAGAATCCTAAAGTTCCCACATTCATGCCCACATTGACCAATGAAAGCCGCCTTTCTTAGCGGATTCATAATGTCAAAACGCTCAAAAGTGGCATTCAGGGCATCTACCCACTCCGCACCAATGTGAAGTTGTTTAAGTTGTTCAGCGTTTATCATTCAACAGGTCTCTCATCTGGTTATACGAGTCTACGCAAGCGTTCAAAGCAACAGTATTCTTATCCCCTTGGGCAACTATTTCTGCGATGGCATCGATTGTTGCTCTTTCGGCATCAGAAGGTTCATTAGTCGGTCTGTCAGGTTCACTGGTTGCTTTTGAATCTGCGCTGGCAAAGGAGGTATTTGTGGTGGTTTGTACGTTACTTGGGGGGCAGAGGCGCAACTTGCCAGCACGATTGGCAACAGCAAGGGCAGTAGTTTTCTTGTTGATAGCATCATTAGCTTCCTGTAGTTTCAAAGATTGTTGATTAAGTTTCTCACCCATGTTTTGCTCGATTAGACGAGCTTCATCATTCTTTTTGGCAATGGCAATCTTCATGTCATGGTCTCGATCTGCCCATCCGTAATGGTATCCACCTCGATATGTACCAAAAAGGGCAATTGATAAGCCTAACAATAGATAAGGCAGTGGTATTCCGAACATTATTCAGCCTCTTTTCTAGCTTGTGCTAATTCTTCACGCTCTTGGTCATCTTCTAAATGGTCAGGAGGGGTAGTTGGTGGTGGGCCAGGTGTCCAACTCTCATCCAACTCAGGGTTCTTCCAAACAGGCATAGCACCAAAAGGTTGACTAGGCAAACCATACGCAGATTGCGGAGGTGCATAGGACGAGTTAAAACCGCCCTGAGAGCCTCCATAGCCCATTGGTTGACACATTGGTTGCGTTGGAGGATTAAACGCTCTAGAAGCACTAGACATAGCCCGTTTGCCAATAACTCCACCGATACCGCCCACGATCAGCAGAACAATGTCGTTCAGCATCTTGGTGTAGGCTTGGTCAATCGGAGCCATACTTTTAATAGGCTGAGTGACAAAAGTCACTGAGTAGAGCAAAGCACCAACAATAAACATGAGGATAAGTGTGACCGCAACCACAACAAACCCCCAAATTCTTACTTCTATCTCTTCAGTTGTTAGGTTTAACTTCGTCAATCTTTTTCTCCAATATTGGTGCTACTAAGTATTCAGGGCAAGTCTGAGTGAATTGGCATCTAGGTTTTTGACAAGGCTCGGCATGAAAGTTATCTGGGTTCTGACAAAAATAGCGATACTTTTCGTCACAGCCATGTAGCATAAAAGCTACAAAAATCAATAGATATCTCATGCTTTGATGTCCACAGACTTAGCCCATTGAGTCTTAATCTCTTGAACTCTCTGTTGTTGTTCAGCTTGTCTGGTTAGCTCTGCCAAACGCTTCATATTCTGTTGGTGGATCACTCGGTGAGCCTCTGACAACATTTGAGCATTCTGTTGGTAAGTGGTAATTCTCATTTCCCTAACCCAACCCTTCCAAGTAGAAGATTAACAATCTTGTCCGACAAATCATCAGGCAAGAACTTTAAGAAGCCAAGAAACCATAACGCCACACACCCGTAAACGAATATCTTGAGGCATAGGTCAAAGGTCTTCTGATACTCATTCACCGACCACACCTTTTAGTGGTATCACAAAACTCCATGAGTTCATAGATACCAATTCCGACCAGGAACAAAACAAAAGCCACACCGCCAATAATCATGGCTAACTCTTGCATCTCTTCTTCTTCTTGTTTAGCCTTCTTATCTGCTCTTTCTAAAGCCCTAAGTTCTCTAGCATCGTCAATGTCCATCTGGTCTTGACGAGCTTTAATCTTGTTCCAAACGTCAACCTTACCTGTGGTCATGAAGAGCATCTTTAACTCTTCCTCGAATGCCCTAGCTTGCTCTAAAGCCATCTCAATCTGAAGAGCCTGACCCATGTTTGAGCCTTTGTTCTTCTTTGACTCAATTAAGGCCTTGGTAGCAGCACCTTTGGCATCAAACATCTTGCCTATCATCGGGGCAAGAGAACCTAAATCATTGGCTACCTTACTAGCCTTTTTCACCATCGAAATAGCGCTTTGAAGGCTATTTAGGGCGCTCAACGGGTCTAACGGAATCATTCTTTCTCTCCCACTTAATGCACACAACCCTTCGGTTGTAAACATCACCAGTCCAAGTCCATTTAATACATCGGTACTCTATGGTTGCCGCCAAGAGAAAGGCGATCACGGAAATGCCCAAACAATAATATAACTACAAAAAATTACAAAGAAAAGAATCAGGACTGCCACCGAAGTAGCGAACAGTCCGTCTTTCATTACCTTCTTTCAGATAGGTTGTACTGTCCAACAGCACTTGGTGCAATTACTGATCCAAGTGGGGCAGATTGTTGAGAAAGCATACCGCCTACACGCTGTAGTAATTCTGGACGTTGACGCAACAACATATCAATTGCCGCCTGTCCACTAGGGCTATAGGCGGGTGGAATAATACCAACCGCTGGAATAGCAACTTGAGGCTGAGATAACAATCCAAATCCACCAACAGCAGAAGCCGCAATACGACCCTCTAAGGTTGATCTAGCAGTGTCGCCAAGAACTTGAACTGCCGCATCGGATATTTCCTGTCCTTTAGCACGACCCTTGGCAAACGATGTTTTGCGTCTTGTCTGGTCTTGTTGTCGAACAGCAGTAGAAAACTGTTTTGGCGTAAACACACCATTGTCAGCACCAGAATTAGCCGCAGCTACATTGATGACAGACAAATCACTATAAGCACTATCAATCCTACGCAACTTAGATGTTTGTTTAGGATTCTGGAAGTAAAGTTCTTTCTTGATAGCACCAAGGACTTCAGTTAAAGCGTCTCCAACCTCACGCTCAGATGCAGTAGCACTGTTGGCATAGTTACTTGCTTTCTTGCGTAAATCAGACTCAATACCCTTGTAGGTCTGACCATCAATCTTTTGTCCAGAAAACTTGCCAAACACAATGTCATTTAATGTTTCACTAACTTGCTGTCGTTGATCTGAAGACAAACTTTTAGATTTACTCAAAGCACCAAGAATATTGCTTGTTGTTGCAAAATCTAAATCAAACGACATTTTGGATAAAACATCATCGTATTTCTTAGATACTTCATCAGAAGCATAAGCAATGGCATCACGACCAACAACTTCAGCAGGCAACTTGTCATCAACCTTCTGTAGTGCTTTGTTGATTACGCCTTTGTTAAAATCAAATAAGACTCGTTGTCTAGCATTCTCAATACTTGAGCCAATCAAAGGCAAGTTCTGAGCAAACTCTTCAATGGTTTTAAATTGTCCACCAAGGGTTTGACCAGTAGTAGGTGTAACGCCAAGGCTTCGCATTGTTTGCTCTGCTTTGGAGACTAATGGGTTAAGAACACGACCCGCACCCGCAACAACCTTCTCACCAATAGGGCCAGTAACTCCACCTAAAACAACTTGTTCAGTCTTTTGCTCTTCAAATGTGCCTTCACCAACAACAGGTTGCATAGCACCGCCAACAGCACCGCCAGCCACTGCTTGACCAACATTAGATAAACCTCTAGCCCTAGCCAATTGAGCTACACGAGCCGCAGGCACAAGACTAGCGGGATTGAGGATATTGCCACCCAAACGAGCCACATCAAAGCCAGATTCACCTTCTTTTTCACGCTGTGCTTGATAACTTTGCTCTTCAGCTTTAGCCATCTCATCTACACGTTTTGCTTCTCTGTAAAGCATATCACTCAAAGCATTAGGCTTAGTTCCACCTAAACTGGCTACTGCACCTAAAGCACGAGGAATCATCTGTGCGCCTGCGGTGATAGGGTCTTTTAAACCCATCATAAAACCAGAGGAAGGTGCTTTGGCTTCTGGTTGAGTCTGTTCAGGTTGCAAAGAACTTTTAATTCTTGCCAACGCATCATCTTGACTCAAACCATCAGGCAACTCATAAGACACACCTTTGTATTCATAAATGGTAGCCATGATTATTTGTCCTTCAGCTTGATTGGGTTTTGTGGCGAACCTAGAGGCGCATTCATTGGTGTTGTTGGCAATGCTTCTCCTGGCTTGCCAGATGTTTGCTTCTGAAGACGCTCAATATTGTTTCTTGTTTTTCGCTCTGCACTCTCAAGAACTCGCAACATTGCTTTTGGCTCCATTCGTAATTCACCAGCAACAACTTTTTGCAAGTATTTCAACTCTTCATTAGAGTCATTACCACCAAACTGTTGCAAGCGAGGAATAACAATCTCACCAATGTTTGCCATAAATACTTCAGTATTTTCAACCTTTTGAGGGCTACCAATACCTGTAAATTTAGCTAAAAACTGTTTCTCTGGCCCATAAGCACCGCCATAAATGCCTTGATTAACCAATTTAATAGCGTCATCAAAAGCAGTCTTTAATGAAAATTGAGTTTCAATATTTGCTACATTTTGACCAATAATTTTGCTTGCCTCTTTAGAAGCAACGCCTGTATCAACATTGATACCACCAATGGTGACGTTACCAGTGCCTTTGCCAGCTCCCTCAACTTTTTTAGTTGCGTATTCAAGCATACGTTTTTGGAAAGGTTCAGTGCCTGGTTTCAGACCCGCATCAATCAATGTTTTAGCAAACTCAGAATACTTCTGTGTATCTGGGCCTTTATAGATTTCTACACCAGTAGTTGCATCCACCAAAGAATTTCCAACAACAACAGTCTTCTTAGATTTATCATCTAACTTTTCCAACTCAACTAATTGTGTTGTAAGTATGCGACTTGCACGAGTGTTCTCTGGTGTAGTCTCTTGCAAACGAAGTTGGTCAAGCTGATCTGTAATCCGAGCTTTCTCATTGGCAATCACAATTTCTTTGGGGACTGCTTGTTGGCGCTCACGAGTAGCCTGAGCTTCAGACGCTTTTGCTGACGCTAAACGCTGTTGTGTTTGAGCCATACTCTCTTGTGCTTGACGGGCATACTGAGCCAAAGCCATAGCACCTTGTTGATCTCCTATCTGCGACAACATCTGAGCACCCTTCATAATCGACTCAGGATTGTTCTGGTCTATCTGTTGGGCAATACTATTCCTAGCACTAATCATCTTCAGTTGTGGGTCTTCTATGCCAAAAGCACCACCAATAGCATTACCAAGCCCTCTAGCACCCGCATACGTCATTGCCGCACCACGAGCCGCAGGGTCTAGTTGGGCAAGGGTAATGCCTTCTTGCAAAGCACTTGTTCTCTGACGCTCACCATACATTTCAGGGGTTAGCCCAAACAAACCCGCTACGATATTTTCTGCCATGATGAATCCTTAAGAAAATAAGCCACCAAATGCTTGCCCAAATGCGGGAGAAGCACCTAGTCCACTCAATAGTGTTGAATAGGGATTAGTGGTTGCCGCATTACCAGTAGCTAATCGAGTACTGAACTCAGCGCCTGATAAGCCTAAACGACCTACGTTAGCACCCGCTGTAGCCGCTTGTTGACCAAGAGCCGCACCCATTTGCAATGGTTGTTGTGCTAATTGCTCCAAACCTTGAACTTGTCCCAAAGCAGTCGTGTAAGGCTGATAAGCCGCTTGTTGACCACCATAGTATTGACCCATTGCGCCAGCACCTTGACCAAGCAATCCTGCACCAAAGGCAACCTGTTGTTGACCAGCTTGTTGAGCTTGTGCCGCTAATACTGCCTCTTGTTGAGCACGAGCATTAAACAAAGCCTGTAACTCAGGAGTAGTTGCACCCATAGTGCCACCTTGAGCAACAGAAAGACCGCCACGACCTTGTTGTTGGAGTCTGTTTTGCAGATTAGCCAACTCTAATTCACGACCAGGTTGCAACAAAGCCATCTGTTGATTGAGATAGTTCTGAGCGACATCTTGAGGACTTTGAGCAATATACTGGTTTCCAAGGTTAAACAAGTTCTGTGCGCCTGTTTGAAGAGGAGCAAACTGTGCTTGTGCGCCTTCAGCTTGCTGTAGACCTTGTTCAGCCAAAGCAACAAATCTATCTTGAGCATTCTTTGCTTGTGGGTCTAGTGTGTAACCTGCGCTAATCAACTGACCAGTTCTAGGATCAACTTGGAATTGTGAAGTACCAAATCGAGTTGTCATGCCAATAGGACGGAACTGAGCCGCTTGTTTAGCCGCAGCAGTCTCAGCATCAATCATCTGTTGCGCACGTTGAGCCGCTTCACGAGATGTTTGTTGTTGCAGAAGACCCGCACCAGTAGTCAAACCAGAAGAAAACAAAGAAGCTAATTGAGCCGCAGTAAGACCTGTTGGTATTGTTGGAGGAATTGCTGTAGGAAGTGTTGTCAATGCACCTGTTCCTAATGTTCCTGCGCCTAAACCGGTTACACCGCCAGTTACACCCGTTCCTGCACCTGTGCCTAATAAAGTTGTACCAAGTCCAGAACCTGTAAGAACTCCAGTTCCCGTCAAAGCACCCGCACCAGTTCCAAGCAAAGTAGAGCCAAGACCCGATCCTGTTAAAACACCAGTGCCAGTTAATCCTGTACCCGCTGTGATTCCTGCGCCTGTACCTAAAGTTCCCAAACCCGCACCCGTGGTGCTAAGACCTAGACCGCCAGCACCTGCCGTTATTCCAGTACCCAATGATGAACCTGCTCCAAGACCTGAAGCACCCGCACCTGTCGTTCCAAGAGTTGTGCCGCCAAGAACTCCTGCTCCTGTCAATGCACCTGCTCCTAAAAGTGAAGTACCTAATGTAGAACCAGTTAAAACACCAGTTCCAAGACCAGTTCCCGCAGTAATACCCGCACCTGTACCCAAAGCACCAAGACCTGCACCAGTAGTAGATAAGCCTAAACCACCAGCACCTGCTGTTAGACCAGTACCCAATCCTGTACCTGCCGCAGTTCCTGCCGCACCTGCAGCACCTGCACCACCTAATAGACCACCCGCAGCAGCACCACCTAAAGCGGCTAAAACTACTGGGTCTTTCAAAGCATCTACAAGTCCACCAAAGAATGAAGTATCTCCACTTGATGTTATTTGAGAAGTACCAGTAAGTTCGCCAGTAGATGTGTAGTTTTGTACTGGAGTACCAACAGTAGCCTTATCATTTACACCACCAGTAGTTTTATAAACTGAGACACTCTCAATCCCACCAACTTGACGATCTTCTCCGCTACCAGTTACTTGGTAAACAGGTTGAACCCAAGTGTCACCAAGGAGTTTTGCATTACCTTCTGGGATAACTGCCGCCACCCTAGAAACAACCTGACCCTCTGGCAAGCCAACAGCTTGAGCCATTTGAGCAGGAGATACCCCATAAGTTTCCATAGCAGAAACGATCTGAGCATCTGTCAAATTAGGATTTGCAGTTAAGAAATCTAAAATCTGTTGGCTGCTAACGCTTCCAGTTGGCGACCGCTGTTCATTTCGACCATAATTTTCATAGTGGAAATCAGCAAATTGCTGAGGGGTCATTCCATAGGCATTTTCTGCATAAGATGCCGCAACGTCTGGGTTAGCAGAAAAGTATGCTTGTGCGTTTACAGCCATGATGTTTACTCCGCTTCTTTAGGAACTTGCGCTTCAGCCTGTTCTTTAATCTTTACGATAAGAGGCCACACGCCACTACTCGAGGGCAACTGCCCCAAAGTTTGTAATACAAAGTTAATCTCGTTAACGTCTAACTCTAATTTCATGCTGCACTCCAAGGTGTGCCAGTAGCAGTAACAGGATTCTTCTGCAAAGCAATATTAGCCGCCAGAGCATCTTCTGTGGCTTGTTTATCAACACCATTAGCCCAAACCCAATCTAATACTTCAGCCATAGTGACTTGGGCATAGGGGATTGTTGGTGTACCAGAAGCCCATGAGCAAGTTGAGTAGATTGAAGCCATGTTGTCGCCATCTACTGCACGGCAAGTCCAGTGCGCTGTAGTGATGAAACCATTGGCGGTTTCGTAGTCAGTTTGGGTTATTAGCCAGTTGTAAGATGTAGTCATGTTATTTCCTTTTAAAGATTAGCGGCATCAAGTCGTGCCTTGAGTGATTCAATGATTGCTTGTTGTTCTTGAATGGCTTTGACCAATACAGGCATTAAATCTTGACGCACAGATTTATAAGGGTCTTCACCTTCTGGTGCAGGGTCTGCCCATTCATCAATTAGGTCAGGAAAAACTTGTTCAAGTTCTTGGGCAATAAATCCACGAACATTCTTTTTGTTTGTGCCTTTGCCTTCTTTCCAATCAAACTTGCGAGGCTTGAGTGCCATGATTTTGTCAAGGCCAACATCTAAATCAACAATGTTTTCTTTTAAACGCTGGTCAGAAAGCGAACTAATTACAATTGAACGGGCAAAGACTGTTCCACCATAACCAACATAAAACTGATACTGTGAGGCAGATGTTGAATAAACAGCCATTGAAAATTGGCTATCACTTGAAGTATTCCCACCAGTACCAATAAATGGAATTCCAGCCCCAAAACCTGCTGGTAATAAATGTATGCCTCCATTTGCCACTCCAGATGTAGTAGCCCCCACTAGCAAATTCCCAGACGCATCTAGCGTCATTACATCGGTAAAAGTAACAGGGTTTCCTGCTGTGCCTGATGGGGCTGTACGCCAAATATGTTTACCATCAAATTGATAGTATTCAGACGATAATCCATTTGCAATGTAAGTAAATCCTGCTGATGCGTTGTAATATGAATTCTGTTGCATTGCAATTAGAGAATTATCATAAGACCAAAGTGAACCCCCTGAAAGTTGAATTGCTTTTGCATAGGTTGTATTCCAAGCACTCGGAGGAACTCCCAAGCCTAGATTGCCTGCGGTGTTAAGTGTTGCTTTAAGAGCCGCACCCGAATACAACGCTATATAATCAGAAGCATCACCAGAACCAATCCTTATCTCATTTGTAGATGCAGTTCTTCTCAAAAGAAGCTGACCACCACCACGCAATGATTGAGTGTCTGCTAAGTTAATGTCACCATTTACATCCAACTTATAAGCAGGATTACTCAGTCCAAACCCTACATTGATTCCACTAGCCGTGTAAAGGCTTGAGGGTGTGAGGCGTAGTCCTTCAGTATTTGCCGCATATAAACTGACAAACCCGCTATCTCCTGAACTTGCTTTTAAAACTATGTCGGAAGTTGTGCCTTGGTTGTGATTAAATTGTTTAATGAAAAAGTCATTTGCACCAGTAGTCGTATTGTTCAATACTGATTGCAAAGTTGCGGAATCTGTTGCTCCAAAATTTGTATTGAATGTGTTTAATACAAAATTAGCAGTCTGGCCTACAGTATTTGTAGAATTGGTTGATTGAACTTTTCCAACAGCATTTAAAACTGTTCCATTCCAAGTCAGCGCAGAGCCAGTAGCCAATGCACTAGAACTAGAAGCGTAAACCACACCGCCTGATGTGAATGGAGTAGCACCACCTAAGTTTGTACCGCCATTGGCAGTAGGTAGTGTTCCTGTCACTCCAGTTGTCAAAGGCAAACCAGTTAAGTTGGTTGCAGTACCGCTAGATGGCGTACCAAGCACACCACCATTGACCAAAGGTGCGCCAGAAGAGCCTACATTGACCGCTAGAGCCGTTGCCACACCTGTTCCTAGACCTGATACACCTGTAGCGATAGGAAGACCTGTAGCGTTTGTTAAGGTTGCGCTAGTGGGTGTTCCAAGGATAGGTGTTACTAGGGTAGGAGAAGTAGCAAATACTGCTGATCCTGTGCCTGTCTCGTCTGTCAAAGCACCTAAAAGGTTAGCAGAACTAAATGAACCCAAAGATGTTGCATTGCCAACAGAAGTGACTGCACCTGTTAAGTTAGCGTTAGTAGTGACGTTACCCGCTGTTAAGCCAGAGGCAGTGCCTGTGATGTTTGTGCCTACCAAAGCAGATGGAGTACCCAAAGCAGGAGTTACTAAGGTAGGTGAGTTGGCAAACACCAAAGCACCAGAACCTGTTTCATCTGATACTGCGGAGGCTAGGTTGGCAGATGATGGAGTACCCAAGAATGTAGCTACACCTGTACCTAAACCACTCACACCCGTAGAGATTGGCAGGCCTGTGGCGTTTGTCAAAGTACCAGAAGCAGGAGTTCCCAATGCGGGAGTCACCAGTGTTGGCGAGTTTGACAACACTACATTGCCTGTACCTGTTGAGGTAGTTACACCAGTACCACCATTGGTAACACCTAAAGTACCTGTGATGTCGCCAGTATTGATACTGATTGCATCCCAAGTAGCGTTAGTTCCATCCGTCTGAAGATACTTGCTAGAGTTACCTGATTGGCTAGGCAAGAGGTTATTTAAAGCCGCAGTAGCCGTAGAAGCTCCTGTACCTCCATCAGCAACTGCTAAGTCTGTGATACCAGTAATTGAACCACCAGTAATTGCGGCAGCAGAGTTATCTGTCTTCGTAGAGATGGCAGTAGAGATGTTATTGAACTCTGTGTCAATCTCAGTACCACGGACGATCTTTAACGGATCACCAGGACTAAGGTTGTCTTTAGTCGCAAAGTTGGTACTTTTTGTGTAGTTACTCATGATATTTTCCCGTTCTTAGATTGAATCTCAATCTTCTGAATTGACAACTGTGTGCCGTTAATGGTGGTTTCGTAACCAGTTTGAACAATCTTTCCCGCACCAGAAGCATTCACATCTAGTGTCTTGATAAGCACACCACCAGAGTATTCTGCCACACCATATTCAGCAAGACCATATTCATAGTTCTTCTGCTCAGGAATGTAAGCATTACCCGACAAATAGTTGGCAGCAAAGTCAAATCCCCACTTAATCGTGACGAACTGGTCAGAGCCACCAATCACAATTGTCTTGATTCTTTTCAAGATGGAAATTTGATTCTGATTACCTAAATCTGCATGATTCGTAAAGTAAGAAAATCGATAAGTTGATGTGTGGTCTAAGAAACTTGCATACTTACCAATGTATCCACTCTTACCAATGTATAAATCACCATTGCGAAGCGAATAGAGAGCCGTAGGAGCGATTGAATCCCACTTAGTGACCCTAGATGCACCATCTTGCAATTGCATCTTTGTATCGAAGCAGAAGACCTGTGCTGTTACTGGAAGAGTCAACAAGTAAAAGGCATTCTTCTCTGAGTAAACAGACTTCAGATTAGCCAGAGTCTCTACTGCCAAAGAGCCTATCAAATCGGAACGAACATTCTTAGATAGGTCTCTCAAAGGAGCAGACTTCTCTTGAATAGTCCTCATCAATGAACGAACACCTGAATCAGATAAGAAGATTACGTCTGTACCAATACTCTGAATAGAATCTCTTGCAATGCAACCAATAGAACCTACTGTGTCGCTTAACTGAAGCGTAGCGGGTGTAGTAGCACCTGAGTAAACAAGAATCTGTCGTTTACCAAAGATAAATAAAAAGTCATTGTGAGCCGCTAGACCCATGATCTCATCTGCACCATTAGGCCATACACGAGATACGTCCAATGTTCCTGAAGTACCACCACCCCATACATGACCTGCAATCAAATCAGAGAAGGTAATCGTAACTTTATCTGTGGATGTATTAGCTACCCACAAACGACCAAATGCTGAGATACAGATATTGGCTTGCGGAACAGTAGCTACATATCCTGTCTTCTCAGAAACTCTGCGATAAGTAGTTGTACTTACTGCGGGATCAAAGATAAGAGGATCGTGTCCAGATTGGAAGAAGTAAGTAATCCCATTCAGAGAAGCACAATGCCAGTTATTAGCTGTGATAGTAGGAGCAGAACCGCCCCCACCATAAGTTAACTCAGTCACTGCGTTAGAAGTACCAAGTTTGAATAACTTGAGATTCCCTGCGAACAGAACAGTCAAAGTGCCATCAGTTTGGACTAATTCGTGAATAACAGTAACGTCATTAGCACCTAGATTACCCGATGATGGATTAACCCTTGTGTAGCCCTTGCGAGAACCAACACGACCATATTGGTCAATCACACAATTATTGGCGACCAAAGCAAAGCCAGATGCCAAATCTAATGGCGAATCTTGCGTGTTCAGGCCGAAAAAGCCTGGTGCGCTAATGCTTTGACTTTGTAGAGGAGCTGCCATTAGACCGCCACAAAGTTATCTTCAGGGTAACGAGTGCTTTCCAATGCAATAGCGTCAGATAGCATTCCACGGAACAAAGCATAAGCCTCATTAGAAGCAGTGCCTCCGTCCTCACCACGCTCAATCAAACCACGAGCATAGGCACTCTGAGTCACCAAATAGTCCAATACCTTGACTGAAGTGCCATCAGCAGACAGATTAGCCTGTGGGATGGTTAAATCAAACTTGAGTGTATAAACACCATCAGGAACGGGAAACAGGTCAATCTTTGTGTCGCCACTGCCATCTACACCACTAAAGCAAAACTCACTGGGAATAGACTGTGAAGGTGTGCCAAAGTTGAGTTTGCGGTTCATATCCGCAACAGTCGTGTTATCCAAAGTTATAACACTGGTAGTGTTGATAGCGTCATTGATACGAAACTTCTGACCCGCACCTGTCAAAGCGTAAGAACTTGTACTACTGGTAGTGGTAACTGTAATTGTTTGTCCTAAGACATTCCAATTATAGGAATCTTCAATCTGACGTTTAGCATCATTGACAAACTTGCCAATCAATGCGGAATAAGTTGTTTCTGATACTGTAGAAACAGTTGTCTCACGCAATCGAATGAGAACATCGTTAACAAGTTCTAAGTAGGTCATGTTCTTTGTGCTCCCTGAACCTCAAATGTGGCAATAAAACTGAAGGAACTTGCACTTTGAGTAGTAATTTGAATCCTATCGCCTTCTTCTAAAACGATATAAGCATTGCCATCAAACTGAAGGTATTGCTTTGAAGTCAAGTCGTAGTTAGTAAGAATATCCAATGTTGTAGCCGAACTTGCGTCATACCATTGAACAGTAATGTGCTTAGTCGAACCGCCAGTGTTGTGAATGTACATCACAGTAAACTTGGCGTAATAACCCGTAGGAACTGTATAAACAGTTGTCAGCGTATTGGCTGTTGGGTTAACTCCGACTGATACTGGTCTCACTTCATATTCCTCTTAGAGATCGCTTTAGCCTTAGCTTTAGCGTCTTCCTTGGACGTTGCGCCCCAAGCTCTAAGAGAAAGTAAAAGTCGGGTAGGCTTT